CCTAAATTTATTTATAAAACTCATATAAGTTTTGGGGGTCGCTTTTTCTTCACCCCATGACTTTTGTGAGCTAAATGAGTGTAAAATGATTGTTAATCATTTGATTTGGTTAAATAAGTTAATAATTTAGCCAATTATTTATAAAAATATAAATTAAGTATAGTTTAGTTGCTTTTTTTTTCTAATTTAGAATGATTCTAATAAAAGTGTTGCAAAAATGTCACTATAAGCAAGTCTGTGCTAGATTAATCCATGACTCTCATGATTTTACAATAAACCAAGCTAATCAACAATTTATTTATCCCACTTAACAACAAGTGGAGATGAATCTGATCCTAATAGCTGCAAACTATCCTTTTTCATGTAAGTTTTAGGTGCTAATCGTTCTGATTTCCATTTAGTTAGATCAATAAATGATTTAATTAAATGAGTCTGACCTAAATCTGTTTTTTCTTTAAACTTACTGTTTTCTAATGCTTCATTAATTGTATCTGTTGCATCAGATAATAAATATTCTATTCCATCTGTTTTAGCTTGTTCATAATTCTTACGAATTTCTGGATCTTTAGCCATCCAGGTTCTAAATGATTGCCAACATGGTCTATCTTCTTTTTTATTTCTAGGAGATAAACAACTTCTTATAGAAGCTCCTGTAGCAAGTTCCTCATAGATTTCTTGTAATACTTTTGGGTTTTTTTTCGTTTTATTAGCCATTTTATTGTTAAATTAAGGGTTGTAATTGAGTTATCATTCATGTTAAATCAATTAGATTCGTTATTAACCGAATCAGAGAGGAATAATATGCTTAAAAACAATAAAATATTAACTAATCCAGTAAGTATGTTTAAAATTGATATTGTTAAAGTTTTTAAAAAAAGAGAAACTTTAAAAGACATTTTTAAATGTCCAAAACTTCAAAAGAAGCATAAATTACAATACTTTAAACATCCATTATAAATTTTGGTATTTAGGCAGATAGTTGATTCAAGAGAGAGAGAAAGAAAGAAAATGACTGATCTGCCTAAAAAAAAACTACATATAGTAGGAAATGATAAAACCTATTTATATGTAGTATATTTTTTTTCTCTAACTTATTTGTCAACTTGTCAAATATTTTTTTAAATTTTTATTTGCAATCTTACAAACTGCAATCAAAGATTTATTGTACTCATAACCTATTTTAGTATGAGACCAATCTAAATACATTCTTTTCATTTGTCTTAAACTTTTTCTTTGTGGAAAATTCCTCAAATATAATAATTCTCTATCTTTTTCAGTAGCATCTAACATTAAAATAGCAATAAAATCGTAAATTGTAATTTGTCTTGAAGTTAATGTAATTTTGAGTCTAGCAAGGTGTTTGTCCGAATATTTAATGCTATCTTTATCATCTCCAATACCAATACTGTTATCTATCACTTTAAACATTGTAGGTAATGTTTTAGCTTTTACTTTAGGCATTTTACTATCACAAAATGATGAAATTTGTAAAAATCTATCTAATTCGTCAATTGTAAGGTTAGTCGTTATCATGTTTATATAATTCCTCAAGGTAGGTGTTAAAGCGATCTTTAGATAATGATTTTTGTAATGTTTTAGTCGTCTTATTTTGATAATATTGTTTCCTGTTTTTTTTGATCTTTTTAACAGCAGATGTGTAATGAATATTAGATGATTTAGTTACCCTTGCCAATGCTTTGGCAACTAATTTAGGATCTACATAATTTACCATTTAATAAATCCCTTATAGGTATAGATAATAGGTATAGATTCACTATCCTTTTTGCTACACCCAAATGAAGTTTTTGCTACATCCATTTACTTATCCTTTTTGACGATGTGAATAACATTGTCTATTTGTTGATGAAATTGTGGATTATTTTTGTTTTTAGATAACTTAATTTTTCTTCGTTTATTTTGATTGTGCTTGATATATTCTTGCATCAATTCTTTTTCAAAAACATAATGGCAAGTGCTATTATTAATTTGTTTTCTAGCCAACATTCCAAACAGAGTGAGTCTGTCAAGGCACTTAATAAGTGTTTTCCTGGTTTTAATACCAGTTCTATCCATCAAATATTGGTGCGAAACTCTGCAACCCTGTGGAGCATTTTCAAAGCTTTTACAGATTAAATAAACCACTTTTTCATTAGCTGATAAAACTTTATTATTTAAAAGATAGCTGTCAAATTTTTCAAAAGTTTTCATACTTCATTACCCCAACAATCCCATCCATCAACTTTTTGTCTGGCAAATAGTTCAATTCTTGGTAGATCACCACAAAGTTCTGTTATTTTATCTCTAATACAATCTGGTTTTCTTGAGTGCTCTCTTATTCGTTCATAAACTACCTGATGAACTCCTTTACTAATTCTTTTTGGTTTGCCTTTAGTAGCAATTAAACAAAGTTCAGTATTAGCTCTTGTCCAATAACCCATACCCCAAAAAAAACTATCAGCGACTTTATTTTTTTTAACCCAATTAAATCCACAAGTTTTATAGGTAAATCCCCATTTATTTATTGTTTCTATTCCCTCTAATAATTTAGGAAATGTAACCCATAAAAATAAAATGCAATCTTTATCTGCTATGTCTTGGACTGGTAAATCCCAAATTTCTTGTGGATTCATTGTACTGTACTTTGCAGTAACATTTCTTTTGCTACCCTCTGCCCAAACTTGATAATGCCAAGCTGGATCTGCATAAATAATATTGTATTTCTTTTTTGGAAATGGAATCATGGTGTTACCACCTTTAATTTTACTCCCTCTTTTTTATCTAAATGTTTTCCAACTTTTGAAAGTGGTATTTTCCAAATTGTTAATGAATAACAATCAGCACAATAATCTTTACCTTTTTCTACTATGTCAGCTCTAGCTGCACATTTAATACAAGTTCTCATGTCTCCATAAATGTTCATTCTATTTCTTCTTCTGCTTTAATAATTGCTTGTCCGATTTCAGTAACGATTTGTGGTACGATTGAGTTTCCAAGTGCTTTAATTCTGTTGGCTCTATCTGGGTGTAATTCATATTGTACCCCATTAGGAACTCCACAAAGTTCGGATTGAGTTTCCCACCAGGATTTATTACTTGCTCTTTCATTAAATTGCCTATTATGGATGTTCTTTTTTTTTGGCTTTTCGGAAAACTTAAATTTTTGGAATCGTTTGTTGTTGGTGTGTTGTAAATTTTGTTCACTACATCGTTTAATTTTGCTCCATATTTCACCCCTGACTTTACTCTTGTTACACTCCAACCTTGTGAATTTTTTTGTACTGTCTGTGGTGGTGCTACTACATCCATGTAACAACTTGCACTTGGCGTTGGCAGCAACGATCCAGACTCTTGCTCTTTTATGCCATGCTCCTTGCGAACTAGCTGAAATATTAAAAGTTTGGACTTCGTAACCTTGAGATTCCAAATCATTGTAAATTCCTTGCAAGATTTCTCCATTTGAGATGTTAGTAAGGTTTTGGACATTTTCGCCAATAATCCATCTGGGTTTAACCTCTTTAATGACTCTAAACATTTCATCCCAGAGGTATCGTTCATCATCTTTGCCTTTTTGCTTACCAGCAATACTGAAACTTTGGCATGGGAATCCCCCAACAATGACATCTGCTTTAATTTTTGTTCCATCTAATTTTTTAATATCCTCATAAATTGGAACATCACTCCAATGTTTATGTAAGACTTTGTGGCAAAATTTATCTTGTTCACAAAATCCAATAGTTTTAAATTTTCCTGTAGCTTCCAAGCCAACACTAAAACCACCAATGCCAGAAAATAAATCAAGAACATTTAATTCCATGCTCCATCCTTTAATAATAAAATTGGTGATAAAATATCTAAAGGTACTGACCAAACTTTAGGTCTAGCAAGGTTAAAGTCTGTTAAGTAATTATCTTTACCAATTACAGCAGAACTATTTATAAAACCTTTAATAGTAAATTTGGGAGCTTCACTTAATATAAATACATAAATCTCATTTGGCTTTACACCATTAGGTCTAATAATAAGTGAGTTGTTATTATTTTTTTTAACTGTTTGTGATCTAACCTGGATATTATAATTTTTGTATTTAACATCAGGAGCTGAACCTACATTTGTATGAAACTCAAATGGTATGCCAAAATACTTGCATAAGCTGATCTCTGCCATAGCTCCACTAATACTTTTTGAAATTTTATCTTCTAATGTGCCAGAATATTTATGACCCCAATCCTGGTTTAATTTAATGCTTTCAGTAACTCTTAATAAACCAGTTTGTGCTGCAGTAGTTATCTCATATAAATCTAATTCTATTTCTGGACTCATCTTACCCAATTCCCTTTTTTGTCTTTGCAAAAATGTAAGATGACAGGCTTATCTTTATGTGTGTGATAACCCCAAACCTCACCATTACCTACTTCGTAATGAGGATTTAATTTCCAGGTAGTATGTTTTTCAAAAGCTTCTTCACAAGAGATTCGTTTTATCTCTGTGGATATAGGTATTTTTATAAGACTAATGGTAGGATCAACCTCACCACCAACAATACCTAGTATTAGAAAAAAAATTTTCAACTACTAAAAACCCTTATTTTACTTGCTTTTTCTCTCATAATTTAGAATCATTTAAAGTTAAAAAAATGAATCACTATAGTATTTAATACTCAATGATAATTATGTTGCAACCAATATCAAGTCAGTATAAGGTCAATATATTGTTAATAATATGACTGAATATAATTTAAATATGGTGTATAAAACTGATTACATGAATTATTTAAATAATGTTTTTAGAAAAGAGGGATTAGAATTTTTAAAAAAAAAATACAATAAAACTACAGACGATTTTATAAAAGCTACTTACCTTAAAAAAGACCAAGCTAATATGAGAGTTAAAATTAGTAGGTTAATAAATAAGCCAAAAAATTCTCCACATTATTTTGGTGCTTTAGAATTAGCTGAACAATTAGCAAAATACTTTAATCAATTTATTCAAAATGGAGATCCTTATTTAGGAGTTAATTTTTTTATAGGTCAATCAGCTAAAATTTCTATTGTAGGTAGTTTATATGGTAATGGTCAAATAGGATTATATAAAAAAAACGAAATTAAAAAAACTCCTGTATCAATTAGATTTGGTGGATGTGTTGGTATAATATCAAGGATTGCATCAAGTAATGGTTTAATTAGAATGTATAAACCTAGAAATATGATTTATACCGGTGCTGATAATAGATTTGGTGTAGTACAATGCAAAAAATCTAAAATAGTTTATTTTGGTTTCATAGAACCTAAATCAAATGGCAAATATGATATTTTAGATAAATCATATTCTACTGGTAAAACAATCGGCAAGTTAGCAGAGGATATTGACTTATCTTGGTCATCTAGGATTGAGGGAACTTTATATGCATCATATTACGATTATTAATCTATTTATCATTGAGTGATAATTAAGTTGCTTTCAGCTATACATAGTGTAGATACTAGGTATGGAGAAACGAATCAGAAAAGTAGCAGATTGCTATACAAAGTTTGGTCTGCAACACACTTCAAAATCTACAGCTTGTCTTAAACATTCAGACAGATTATTTAAAAAAATATTATTTCCAAAAGAAACAAGTAAATTAAACAATGCCAGTTTTAAAGGTGGCAACATTGTGCATGATGTTGTGCAATTATTTGTAACTGAAAAACATTATGAAACAATAGATGATGTAATTAATAGCGATAAAATTCAAAAAGAAATAGACTCATATTTTCCATTTAACGATAAAGATAAATATAAATTTAAATTTATTATTAAAAATTTAAAGGCTACTGCACAAAATCACTTATCTAATTTAGCAGAATTAGAAGCTCAAACATTTAAAGCAGAAATAGAATATACAGCTTGGCTACCTAATGTAGAAACATATTGGTTAATGTATTTAGATTTAGTTGGTACTAAAAATTTCGGTGACTTAAAAAATTGTTTTGGTGCAGCTAAAGAAAGTCCATTAAAAAAACCAAAAAAAGATAAACCAGTTGTAGATAATAGAATAGACGATTGGGTTTATAGTAATGTTAAAGTTCCTACTAGACCATACTTTAGTGATGTAATGCAAATTGCACTATACAAGCACTCATGTTCTCTGCCACCATTTTTAAGTTATGCTAGTAATTGTGATAGGAAATTATTTACTGAAAATAATTGCGATGAATTAAAGCAAGAAAATTTAGACCAAGCATTAAAAATTTTATCTATGTATGAAGTGGCTTGGCAAAAGAAATTAGAGATAGCTGATGGCGATGTTGAAAAGTTAGCCTGGTTATGTGTGCCAGATGTTTCTGATATTAAAAAAAATACTTTCATGTGGGAAAATGTTCCTGATGAATTAAAAAATAAATTTCTGGGTATATATGGACTTTAAAGAATTAATAGATCACTACGAAACTTTAGATAAATCAGAATTGATTGAAAAGTTAGTTTTTAAAAATGCAAAACTTTTATCTCAAGATAATGAGATTGAAAGATTAAACGATGAAATAAAAAGATTAGATGATGTGAATGAGCAGCACCGAAAAATTAATGGTGAGCTTTCAGAAGAATTAAAAAAAATAAAAGAGAAAGGAAATAATGTCTAATATATATAATAAGTTAAGCAAGGCTAGTCAGTCTGCTGACAAAGTAATTAAAGCTCCAAAAAAAGGTGGTATGCCTTTCAATGCTTTAATGCATGATGCTGTCCAAAAAGTTGCTATGGAAGCTTTGCATGAACATGGTTTATATCCAGTTTGTAATTATGAAAATAACATAACTGACAGATATGTTTTTGTTAAATGTGAAATGACAATACATGATACAGAAACAAAAGAACAAATTGTAATACATGGTTGTTCAGCATTAGGTAATTTAGATAAATATGGAACTGGTAATGCCATGTCTTATTCTAGGAAATATGCTTTTCTTAATGCACTTAATTTAGAAACAGGATTAGATAATGATGATGGATATAAAGCTAAACCATTTAAAGCTCCAAGTGTTGCAGCTATACCTAAAACTGACACCACAAAATTAGCAAACGATTGGATTAAAAAATTAAACGAAATTGCTAAAGATGAAACATCTCCAAATAAATTTGAAAAAAATTATCAGATTCAAGTTAAACAATTTGAGTCTGAACTTAACGAAATTAAATTAGATCCTATTGAGGATGTAAGAGTTGAAACAGAATACACAAAACTAAAATCACAAATACAAAACAAACAAGGAAAAAACAATGGCAGACTTTAATAATAAAATAAGTTTATGGAAAAGAAAACCTAGTGAAAACGATGTGGCAGGTAAAGCTTATCCTCACTATCAAGGTAACATTAATGTAGATGGTGTGGTTAAAGATGTAGCTGTTTGGATTCAAACAGATAAAAAAAATCCTGCACAACCTGATATGTCAGGCACAATAAAAGAGCCTTATAAAAAACCAGAAAATAACAATGAGGATTTACCAATATAATGTCTGAAGAAGTGAACCCAAAACATTATCAAAAAAGTATTCAAACATACGATGCAATCGTAAGCCAACTATCTCCATTAGAGGTGGTTGGTTTCTTGCGTTCACAAATTTTGAAATACACAATGAGGTTTGGTGCAAAACATGGCAGTACAGCAGAAGCTTGTTTAATGGATGTAAGGAAAGCTAATTGGTATTCCAATAAATTAGAACTACATTTACAAGGATTAGATAGTCCAAAACAAAAAGCTCCTGATTATGTTTCTAAACCAAACATCACAAATTTATTTAAGGACAAACATGAATAATAATGGACATATATATTTGTCAAAAATTAAATACGATTGCTTATCTTTTATAAGCAACTTTATAAAACAAAATAAATTCTCTCCAACTTATAAAGAAATTGGTGAGCATTTTTCATTTAGCAGAGCTAGAGCTGGTGCAATATGTGCAGAGTTATTTAAGCTAGGTTTAATATCAAAAGGTAAGGCAGCTCATCGTAAAATTAGGATGACTGATAAACAAAGCACACAAATACCAACATTAAATTTTAATAAAGAATATTCAACATTGGATTTAAGACGATGAGTGAAGAAGTAATTAAAGAAAGTTATTACGAAATTCAAACCAAGTTTGAAGAAAAATTTGATAATGCAGAATTAGCTGCAAAGTCAGATAAGCCAAGTGAGTTGGCTTCAATTGAAGTTCTGGATATTAAATTTGATAAGTCCAGGATTAAACTTAACCAAAGGACAGACAAGGATGGCAGCAAAGAGTAATAGCCTAATTAGAAGATATGCCAAACTTCAAAAATTGCATGATGAGATTATGCGACCAGTTAAAAGTAAAGGTCGTCAATGTGTTCATACTCTTAATGCAAAAAAGAAGTATGACAAAACTTTTAGGCAAATTGTTGGTGTTGAGAATGAAGATGCAAAATTCATTTACGCACAAACTTAATTACTAACTAACTTAAAAGTTGCAATTAACTGTAGGCTAGGAGTCTGCCCAAAACAAAGGAGAGAGAAATGCCAAGACCATATAACCATGTAGTCAAGACTGAATTTGATACAGTTCTTAATAAAGCTATTGGAAAAAAAATTAAAGAAGCAAGATTAAATCATGTTACTTTTGTTAAAACTTATGACACAGAAACAAAAAACATTTGGACTACACCTAGAAAAAAACCATTAACACAAAGTAAATTAGCCAAAGCTTTAACTCCACCAAAAACCTTTCAGCAAATTCAGAAATATGAGAAAGGACAAAATGGAGTTTCAACAATCATACTTATACAAATGAGTAAATTTTTTAATAAGCCACTTGATTATTTTACAAGTGAAGCTGCAGAATTAGTAGGTCAACATAAGCCACCTATTAATAGTTCTAACAATGATGGAGATTGCTCCCTGTCATCAGAACTTTAACAAGTGCTTATTACATCATTATTCCCTAATGATGTAAGTGATTGTGGGTGCTTTGTAACCATCCACTTTAGTTAGTGTATAGAGGGTAGGTTTATTAGTCATCTCCCTACCCTCTTAAATTATGTATTTTATAATCTGGAAACCAAAAGAAATATTTACCACCTTTAGTAATAATATATTTTCTTTAGAAAAAGATGCTAGAGAATTTGCTAAAAAAAGTATTAAGAAAAAAATTGAGTGGGATGTAGTTCCCTATAATAAAGAGAACTACGATAAGTATTGGTATAAATAATTAATTAGTAATTAAGTAATGAGCTATCAAACAAAGCTCAATTATTATTAAAGCTTCAATCATATTAATCCTTAAACTGATTGTTTAACCAATCGCTTTTTTCTTTTTCCATTTCAGTATTTGCATAAGGTTTGATGTAAGTTCTGTTCACAAAATTTACATCTTTATCACCTAAAGCATTTGCAAGGTCTTGAGGATCTGTGTACTTCTTTTTGAATGACCAATAGGTAGCCATATAGTGCCTGAAAAAATAGCTTTTTCTTTCAATGGGTAGTTCTACCCCAAAACTCTTTATTGCCCTGTCTAGAGCCCTTATAATCGTTTCTAAACGCATAAAATCACCCTTGCTATTAAGAAACAAATTAGTTTGAGTTTCTGGTAATCTATTAAGATGTTCAAGTATTTTATCTTTAAGACTAATAGATATTGCCAAATCTCTAGTGCCTGATTTAGTTTTAGTTGAACCTAAAGATTGATCTCTTTTAACTGCATTAGTTATACTTATGTAAGGAACATTAGATTTAAATTTTAAATTAGATTTATTTAAACCTCTGATCTCACTTGGTCTACAAGCAGTCTGCAACATAATATGAAACATTAATTTAATATCATCTCTTTCTACATGATTAATGAGCTGCTGAACTTTTTCTAAAGTCCAATCATTAAAATCTAATTTAGATTGCTGCTTTTCTACTATAACAATGTCAGATAAAAAATTCATATCCTTACAAACATTTCTTTGAATTTTATTTTGAGAAGCTGAATAGTCCAGGATGGCACTTAAAACATTAAAAATTTTAGATAATGTTTTTGCATTAATAGATTGTTTAGTTTCTAAATGTGTAACAAAATCTTTAATTAAATCCTTATCAATTAATCTAATGTCTTGGTTTTTGAAGTAAGGCAAAACATGATAGGTAGCCATAGAATTATAATCTTTAATACAGCTTTTAGATGGTTTGCCATATTCTTTTTCTTTATATAACTGACGATCAAGCCACAACTTATGTGCATCCTCTATACCCCAAAAGTTAAAATCAATAATTTTGAAACCATCTTTTTCAATCTTCTTAACCACTAAAGGTTTAAGAGTCTTTTTATTTATACTGGTAATAAATTTAATTTTATTATCAGCACCCTTGTATTGAAAACGATATTTAGTTTTACCATTAATTTTAACTGACGATATATTATTGTACTCTAGCTTTTCTTTAGACATTATGCTCTCCCACCATAATAGTTTAACTCATTTTCTTTTTGACATTCTTCTAACTCATCAACTGGAAGTTTTTCTTTTTCATCATTTGAAAAAAAATAAAATTGTAACAAACTTGTGTTGAAAGCACTTCCAGGTTTTGATGTCCATATCCAATCAGCAGTTTCATAAACTCCATGAATTTTTGATGGTACAAACAAATCTTTCTGATCTAGTAAAGTATAAACATAAGCTTGTACTTCTTCTAAACAAGAAAAGGTTTTTTTTTCTACTGTTTCATTAAGTATATGCTTAACAGTAATTGTTTTTGTAGTCATTATTCTCTCCTCTATATTAGTTATCATTAACTTATACATAGGTTATAGCTGATGTTAAGTAGCTTATCAACAGTCATTTGACTATATTTATCAGTCATTTTACACATGGCTACCTGGAATATAAAAAAAATATGCAATTGATCGGTATAGATTCGGTATATATTTTGAGGAAAAAATTTATTTTTCCTTATAAAACTGAATAATACAGATACAAAAAAAGAGCCGAAAAGAATCTTGCGATCCAATTCGGCTATGTATATAAGGTTTTTTAAAATGCCCTTGTAGCTCAGCTGGTAGAGCAATTGATTTGTAATCAATTAAACCCCCTAAATAAACTAACTATACTTGAACTTTTAAAAAAAAATATATTGTCAGTATAATTTTTATATTTGTTATTACACATAAACATTAACTCTATGTTAAGCAAATGATAACACAATATAAACTTTATACCATTTAAATTTTTTTACCCACCACTATCCCTGCAAGTCAAATGACTCACATCTGATCTAAAAAGACCAAACCTATTCTGTTATTTTCTTTTTCTTTTCTTTGCAGTCTTTGCTGCCTTTTTAAAATTTGCTGATGTTGGCGCACCTTTAGTTCCTACTTTTCTCATTCGTTCACCTGAACCAGCTTTGATTCTTTTTCTTTTTGCATGGATGTTTGCGTACAATCCTTTTCTTTTTGCCATTGTTTTTCCTTTTCTATTAGTTTTTTAAAGTCATCTTTTTTCATACATTCGTAATGAGCTTTTTCCCCACCATAGAAAGCTACAAATGATTCTGTATTTACCATTTCGGCTTGGCAATATTTGCACTTACCAATATTAATAACTATAACACTTGGTTTTTTCCAAAGTTTTTTTGCCATCTATCTCCAGGCTTTTCTTGACCAATAATTTGCTGATAAAGTTTTTTGTCCTTTAGTTTTAATCCCACCTGATCTTGCAAGATAACTTTTTTTAGCTTTAGGATTGTTCTTTCGGATCTTCATATTAGGATCTCCAAAAGTAACTTTATTAACCTTACCTGTTTTTTTATTACGAACATACACACCACTCTTTTTTGATTTACCTGCTGGTAATCTAAATGGTTTATTGAGTGTAACTTTTCTACCTTGATACTCTGCCATTATGCTTTAACCTTTGGTTTTGGTGGTGGTACAATAACTTTTTCATTACATATAAACTTAATAAAAATTTTATTTTTATTTACTTCCTCATAACCTATTTCTTCTAGTTTAAGAATTGACTCTGTATTTCCAGCTATCATACAAGAATAACCATCAACAAATAAATCAGGATATTTGTAAGGTGGTAAGCAAGTGTTTGCTACAGCAGAACACATTATTAAATTTAATACAAATTCCATTAATCGTCTTTCTTTTTAATTTTATGAAGTTCATCTTCTAAACTTGTAATTTTTTTATTAGCATCTTCTAAATCTTGTGCTGAATGTTCTAATTTTTGTAAGCATCTTTTATTAGCACTATCTTTAGATTTACCTGCGTCTTGCAGTTCAGCTACTTCTTGTTTAAGGATACGAACTTGTTCTTTATATTCGTTAATCAGTTCTGAATTTTCTGACATCAATTATTTTTTATTGTTCCTAAATACTTGAGTGCCTTTAATTCCAAAAATACTAGCCACTACTAAAATCCAGAGATTAGTGAACCATGATGGAAGTGCTGCAAAATGTTCAAAGAAAATATTTACTTTGTCCATAGCTGCTGGATCATCTGACCATACTGCCCAAGCCAAAATTATAATTGGGAAACTTAAAATCAAAAGACAAAATTCATCCTTATAATCATTCTGTCTAGCTTCTAAAAGTTTGCCTTGATATTCAGTTTCACCTTTAGCCATTTTGGTAGCTGCCATATGTTGAGCATCTGCCATAGCCATTTTAGTTTCTTGTCTTTTTTTATAGATATGAGTACCAGCATTTAAAGCTAGTTTGACTGCACTTAACCACATAATGTTCTCCTATAATTTCGCTGATTGCATTTTTTTAGAAAGTTTATTTGCTCTGTTAGGTGTTTGCTTTGCCCATAAAGAGTCTAGCATTTGGAAAGCAGCTTCTCCATAATCTTCGTTATCAAGAGCCTTAAACATATTCTTAAATTTGCTAACTCCACCCTCACCGATTTGGTACACCATGTTAATAATAACTTCTTTAGCTGTATTATTAATTGGTCTGTCAGCAATTAATCTTTCTGCTGCATCTAATGTTCTTTGAAAATCTTTTTCAAAAACAGCTTCACCCTCTGCTTTTGTATATTCTATTCCATGTTCATAATCATCTTCAGGTGTAATCTTATGACCATAAAAGATGGTATCAAATCCCTCTGTGCATTTGTAAATTTTATTTACATAACCCTCACAGGCTTTTATTTCTTCTTTGACTTCTTCGTACATATACATTCCTCACAAGTACAAACATCACCATCCCAATGATGCAGATGAAACTCTGCTTTACAATGACATTGACAATGGCAATCTTTACACTTTTTTTTTCTTCTTGGTTTTGGTTTTGGATAATCAAAAGTTAATACTTCATTTAACTTTTCATTAAGTTTATCAAACCATCCAAATATATTCCCTAATAATCTATCAATCATTCTACAATCAGTTTCTTAATTGAGAATGAGCCATCTATATTTTTTTCTAATTCTGCTTTTGTTTTAATACATCTGTATTCAATGTTATTAGATACCTGTCTTGTAGCTTTTCTTTTACCAGATAAACAGGTGCTTAAATCTGGTTGTAATCTTGCTTCTTTAATTTCGTTATTGACCAGGAGTAATAAAGCTATGACCATCTGTTCCATTAATGATTCCCATTAGCTCTAACTTTATCTTTAAGCGATTCTAAATTTTCTTTAATTTTTTCAATATCTTTCATAGCATAATTTATATTGACATTGTTGTTTCTCATTGTTTCCATTTCTTTTTGAATATTTTCTACTTGTGAAGCTATATGTTCTAGCAACATAAATTGCTCTTGATCAGTAGGTAATTGTTCTGATTTTTTTAACAGATCAGCTTGAAATAATTCTCTACTTGTTTCAAGTGAGCCAATCCTATTTTCTAATTCAAAAAAACTAATCGTTGCAACAACTGCACCGGCTACAATCATTAAAAGATTCTTTGCAGGTAATTGTATTCCTGTATTTTCTGATAGCTTTATATTTTTCATTAATAGTTACTTGGGTTGCCAAATATTGCTAACAATACAAATAGTATTATTAGAACACCTGTAAAATAGTAATTCATAGTTAGCTCCCTAATCGTTGCCATGATCTACCATGATAATTTTTATTCCTAATTTTTTTTGTTTGGCAGTAGGTGATCGCCAAATTTTTCTTCTGTAAGATTTTACATTCTTACGAAATGTATTAGTTTTTATGTCTAGTAATTTAATAGTTCCATCAGGAGATACAGCTACTAAATCAAATGGACATTGTGGATCACAAGCTTTTGCTACCCAATAACCTTGTCTAGTTAAATTAACTATTTCTTGGTATTCTCCGATAGTGCCTTTAATGTTTGTACTTAACTTAATAGGTTTGACACCAGGCTTAATAGACTGCTTAAACTTATGGTTAGTATTACCCATGCAATTTTTTTTATGTTTTTTATTTCCAAGTCCAAATGGTGTAAGTGATTGTTTGTAATAGTTTCTAACTTTTGATTTATAAGTCTAGTTTCACCTTGTAATTTAATTATATCAATTGAGTTTTTTTGAGATTGAGTTGCCATTAGTTCATAAACTCATCTGTTGTAGCATAACTTAAAGTTATAGCTCTTAAATAAGATATTGCTTTTGCTTGGTCTTTCCAACCAGCAGCTAATTCTAATAAAGCATCTACACCTTTATCACTAACCATAGCTTCAGCAAGTGCATTAGATGTTTTTGAAAATGTTCTTTGTTTAGCCCATCTATTAAAATTTTCAGCAAATCTAAAAATTTCAATTCCTGATGAAACTGGATTTTCTCTCATTAATTCTTGGAAGTTTAAATTTCCTGCTGTACTTGATCCTGCTTTACCAGACTTACCACTAGCTTTTAAAACTTTACCAAACATCATAACTGATTTTTCTATATCTTTATATTTAACATTTTTATTTTTTGATTTTGCTAATTGAAATAACATTTCAGTAAAATTACTTTTAGTTTGTTCATTTTTCATAATAGAATTATAAAAGATAGTTCCAGTATTTAATCCATCTTTAACACTATCTGCTGCTGCAATATTAAATTTAGACTGAAAATATGTTGCAATAGTATTTTCTAAAAGATTTGGTACTTTGCTTTTATTTATAGCATTGGTAAATAAAACAATATCTTTTTTAGATAAACTTGGATCATTTAATGCTTTAAATAATTTACCCATGTTTTCAGGTTTATCTGACCATTTAGCATCTGATAAACTTTCAAATATTTTAGTTTTAGATCCTTGAGTAAGGTTGTTATTAAAACCAACCATAAACTCTGAATATTTTTTATTTGCTTTAACCCAGTCTTTATTTGTTTTTAAAGTTCCTCTTAAAACTTCACTTAACTTTCCATAAATAGCTTTATCTAAAAATTTCGCACCCTCAAAATTTCCATAAGCAGAAGTATCTCTAAATACTTTATAAACATTTTGTAATACTTGACCATTACCTTTAGATTTTTCTAAAAGTTTAACTTGATGTTTTAATATGTTTGTTAATTCTTTTGATGCTGCAGGATTTTCAGTAATTATATTATTAAGTGATTTTACTAAATTATTAACTTCTGATGTTTTAAAGTTAAAATTTTTAATTTGATTACCACCATTAATTATCCATGCTTGTTTAGACATATCATCTAATTTAACAGCAGCAGTTTTCATTTGACCAAATAATTCCATTTCACTCATGGCTTTATTTTTAGTAATGAAACCCATTGATTTACCCCAATTAGTAATAAATGTTTTTAATTGTGATGGTCTATTTTCCCAAAATTTATCTACTACTTTGTTTCCAATAATGCTTGATTCAATTGTACCATCAACTTTGATAACAGATGATTTACCACTTGCTTCTGATGTTTTTAAAATAAGACCTTTATCTTTTGCGTATTTTTGTAAATCTTTAGTATCTTTAATATTATCAGGAATAACATGTTTTGTAAGAACAGCAGTATTGCCTTTTTTTAAAGCATAAAGATCAGCAGCTATGTTTGTTACAACACCAACACCTGTACCTACAGCTTCATTATCAGCAACATCTGTAACTGCTTGTTTTACAACACCTGATGCTGCTCCAGTTTTAGTAAGAGTTTGTGCAGCTTTTCCAGTTTTACCAAAAATACCACCAATAGCAAACTCTCCCATACTTCTAAAATATTCACCTGGTTTAGTTTTTGTGTCGTAAGTTAAAAAATTTTCTCTTAAATATTTACCTGGTCTATATTTACTTCTTTCAGCTAGTATTTTGTCAGCATAAGTTTGTTCCATTTCTTCAGTTTCGTTTTTTTCAAAACCAGCAGCTTCTGCTGCTTTTTCAAAAAGAAATTTACCACCTTTATCTAAAGCATCAGTTAGCATAAAAGGTAAATCAATTAAATAAGTTACAGTATCTAAAGCACCTACTGCACCTGATACTACAACATCACTTGCAGTTCCAACAACACCAGCTTCTGCCACAGTAATATTATTTTCAGGATTATTATTATCAACTAATTGATTGGTATTTTGTTCTGCGTTTTTAGTTTCTATTTCTAAAAGTTCTTCTTTTTTCTTTGAATAAAATTCACTATAATCCATTAATTACCACCTGACATTAAAATTTCTTCCCAATTAATACCCACAAAGTTTTGATTCATAATTGCTTTCATTGTTTTTTCATCATAACCTTGTGATAAATATAAATCATGTGTAGCATTAACCACATCATAATTAGGAGTTAATCCCTCTTTTTTCAAAAATTCTTTAAATTCTTTTGTAGGTGTACCATCAGGTTTTAATGCTTTTTCAAAACCACCTTTAAATCTTTTAGCTCTGTCAATTATTTGTTTAGTTATTTGTTTTTGTAATTTAACTTTTGATCTATACACACTTGGAGAATCTTTAGAACTAGGTATTGAAGCTTGAATCCAAGCTATCTCTCTTTCACCAGCAGCAACACCAGTAATTAATTTTCTGTAAGCATTAAAGTATTGTTCTTGTGCTTGTTCCCAGTTGGCATATCTTTGTAAAAATTGCACTTGATCATTTTTTGCTAATCCAAATTTATCTAATACTGAATTTAACTCTTTACCCACTTTACCTTGAATTTGTAAAAATCTTTCATCATAAAAAATATCCATTCTTTCAAGATTGGCTAATAAATCTTCTTGACCTTTAATTTCTTTTTCCCAAGTTCCTTTAGATGATTTTTCTGGTTTTTGCATACCATCAAAACTTGCAGCTACTACAGATGGTGGCTTAACTTCATAGACACCTTTTTGATCTTTAAATTTATTAAATGCTATAACATCTGCCGGTAATGCTAAATTAAAAGTTTTTGGAGTACCATATTTTCCCTCTGCATTAGGTATCATTAATTGTTTAGTTTCTATTTTATCTTTTGAAAAAACATTTTTTTCCAACCATTTTGCAGGAGCTATTTTAAAAGCAGCTTTTTGATCTTCTGGTACTTGGTCTGCATATTGATCAATAAGTTGTCTTTTTTCTTCTTCATCTTCCATAGTTCTAAACATAGAAGCTGTTTTCATACCTTGTAAAAGACTTGGCAAAGCTTGACTTGGATTACCACCAGCTAGTCCTGATGTTAATAATCCTATTCCACCTAAAACCTCTGGTGAGTATAATAAACCTTTATATTTAGATTCTGCCATTAGATTAATCCTTGTTCATTTAAGTAGTTATAAAAAACATTAGTGTTGTTGATTTGTCTTGCGTAAGTATCATTATAATTATTTCCATAACCATACTGTTGATTAGGTGGAGTCATATTTAAAATGTTAGCCATTTTAGTTTTAGCTGTGTTGTAAGTATTTAAATAATTTTCTGAAATTCCAAGATTAGTATTATTTAAGTTTGAAAAATAATCATTAACCATAGATGGTTGCTGTGTAGTTCCACCAACAATATTAGCAGCTAAAGGTGTTAATTGATTAATTGCTTCTCTTTCACCCTCACTAACATTACCAGTTAAAAAACCACCACCATAATTAAAATCACCAGAGCCATCAGGATTATATTGAATTGTTTTTCCTGTATAACCTAAAACTCCTAATGCTTTATTATTTTTATAAGTATCTGTAATACCTCTAAACATAGTGCCAATAACACCACCAGAATTAGCAACAGTACCTAATAAATTATCAGATAAATCTCCTGAAAAAGTTGTTGCTGTTTCATCTATTGATGAAGTGTACTCACTATATTTAGTTTGATCTTTAACATTGTTAAAAGCTAAATCTAAATTTTCTAAAACAAAATCTGTTTCAATATTAGATAATTTACTACCTTTTAAATTTGAATTAGATAATGCTTGTAATTGATTTAAAGTATCTTTTTTTTCTTGATCACTTACATCTGGTGAATCTAAAAAAGCACTCAAGTTAGCTGTTTGATATTGTTCTGTATTAATAATTCCTGGAGTTTGTTCTATATCAACTGTTTTAGTATCATTATTCCAAGTAGCATTGGTAATTGTTCCTAAACCATAACCAGCATCTATATTATTTGAATAGGCATCTGTTTCATAATCAAAATTGTTAGAAATTACTCCTGGTGGTAAAACAGGATCAGGTACTACATAGTTATTTCCACCATCATTATTATCTCCAACAAATCCACCAGTTGGTGCAGCTTCTTTACCAACATTAGTTGCGTAATCTTCCATGTCATCTTGAACAGAATAATTGTTATTATCGTTTCCACTAAATCCACTATCAGATGATGTTTCTCCACTATTTCCAAAACCATCACTAGCATCACCCCAACCATCTAAACTTAATAGACCAGATGCACCTATGTTAGGTTTTCCACTATCTAATGTGCCATGTAAGTTAGCATCTAATAATAAACTTTTTTCAGCATCTGTGATATATACAAGTTCTGTTGGTGGACTATCTTTACTAGATTGCCAAAATTTAGGTGCAGTTACTTCTTTAGTTTTACCAAGATAATTTCTTACACCACCTTGCATTTCAAAGTTGTCGTTTAATAACATTGATGTCCTTATAAAATTATTGAAATTATAAATAATAAAGTAAGACCTAAAATATATTTAGATGTTCTTCTATCAATATCACATTCAATATCGTAAATTATTTTTTTTATCTTATCCATTTAATTATAAAATTATTGCAATAATTAAAATTACAACAGCAACTGCTATTGCTTTCTTATGTTCTTCCACAAAATGTGGAATGTGTTCTTTTAGTTTCATTATAATAACCCCCCTAAAAATCCCAGACCACCACCGACTAATGCACCAGGTACACCAAATTTAGATCCTATTAAAGCACCACCCATAGCAGTGGTTACTGGATTGGCAGATGTTTGTGTTTGTCCTGTTTGAACTGGAAAGCCAGATGCAATAGGATTCACAAAACTACTATACTGTGATAGTGCTTGTGCTGGAGCTAAATTTTGTTGTCTTTGAATATTTTCTAATTGTGAACCAACTTGTGTAAGTCCTGGTACAGATCCTGCTATTCCTAATTGTCTTGCTCTTTCTTTTTCATATTGATCAAAAGCATAAGGAATTGCTTCTTGAGTAATACCAGATAAAATTTGTTGTTGGTTCATCATTGAACCTGGTGTTCTACCAGCTACACTAAATTCAGAATTAATTGATGTTGCAATATCATTAGCAGCACCTTGTAACATTGGAGATAAAAAAGGATTTAAATATTTTCCAGATAAAGTATCTGCAAGTTGAGTATTAGCAGCATTTGCCATTAATTCTTGTTGAGCAAGACCTTGAGTAGTTTGTGTACTAGGAGCTACATATCCAGCAGCACCTACACCTTGATTATATAAATTTCCTGCTTCACCTATAATTTGATTTAATGCAGGTTGAGCTGGTGCGTAAGGATTTACAGATTGATTCTGTACCTGACCACCACCACTTGATCCACCACCGAATGACATTATTTATTCTCCTTTTCAGTTTTTGTTATTAGTTTTTCTAAAACTACATGAGTTTGTTTGTAATCAAATTGTTCCATAATTTTTTTCCAACCTTTTCTTGCTATTAATTCCATGTTTGTGCAATTGTTTTTTAAAGCAAAATCTTCTAATACACTTATTAGATGTTGCCATTTTTGTCTTTGTCTGCCTGTAACTATAAATATATTACAAGATTGTATTAATTTTCTTTTAACTATTTCTGTAACTACAACTCCATAATATTTTTCAAGTGTTGTAGATTTATCTTTATCCCAAATTATCCAAAGCTGCATTTTATTATCTTTAACACAATCATAAACAAATTGTGCATCTGTGTGATCACCTGAAAAAGATAAAGCTTGAGATATGTCTTTTTGAACTAAAGACCAAACATCATCTAAATTAGATGATGGTATATTTACTAATTTCATTAAGTTATGTTTAAGTAACTTATTCCTATATTAACATTATCGTTGCTACTAACAGTTGCTTTTAAAATATCAGAAGATTCTAATACTAAAGGCATTGTTAATATTTCAACAGATGAGTTAGCTGTAAGTGATTGTGTATTTAGTATTGTAGCTTCAACACTATTAGAACTATCTAATACATCAAAAGATATTGTTGGTGTATTACCTGTATTATTTGTAACTCTTATAGATTTAACTATAATTGTATCTTTAGTACCAGCAGTCAGAATTGATGTTTCTGTTTGTGTTGATAAATTGACACCTAAAAATTTATATGAGTTAGCCATAATTATCTAGCAGTAGCTGGTATTGAAGCACCTACATTAGCTACAAGAGGTTCTGCTGCAAATGCCATGTAGATGTATGTAGCACCAGAAGCATTAAATGAAGCTGATGCGTTTCTCATTTTAAAACCATTTGAAAGCACATCTATTGAATCTGCTGCACCAGTAACTTCTGCATCAGAATTATTAGCTTCTAATCTTGTATTATTAACATTGTAAGTTAATCTTTTATTATCTTGTATATACCAATCACTTGTAGTGCTTGACACTTTATACATAACCCAAGCTGGTTTAAATCCTGTGTAAATAAATGTGCCATCAGCATTTCCATTTCCTGTGTAGCTTCCAAATTTTGAGTAGCCTTTTTTCTCTGCAAAACAGTAAGCAATCATACTATTACTATTATTATGAAAACCAGTATTTGATACTCCAAAAACTGAAGATGTAAAACCACCAGTTCCCCAATAATTAGTATAATTGTCATCTGCAGCAGTAGTGTTTAAATTAACATATCTATCATTTTCGTTACCACCTGTTAAATTTTGATGCCAACTAGCCCAGTTTGTAGAATCATCTCTTGATTTAGTAATTACCATTGCAGGTTTTACTCCTAGTCCATGTCCTATCGTTGCATTAGCAGTAGCTTCGTATTTAACAATACTAAATCCTGCTATAGTATTAACTGAAACTGTAGAGTTTATAGTACCATCTGTATTAGCTGAACCTGCACCACCTGCTTTCCAATTCCATGATGCAAGAGTATGACCATTTCCATTTGTTGATGTCCAGTTTCCTAAACTAAAACCATCACTATCAAATGCTGTTAAAGCACCTGCTTCTGTATATTCTGCAGAACTATCATTAGATGACATTCTTTTAGTAACACCTCTTACAGCATCAAAAAGAGCATGAACATTAGCATTACTTCTACTTTTTAACCATGTAAAATCTGGTTGAAAGCCAACACCTGTAATTGATTGTGTGCTTCCATTACCTGTATAAAGTTTAGTATTAAAATGTAAGCTAGGTTTTGAAATTGTTGAGTATGCCATATTATTTCCTATCCATAAGTGTTAATATTTTTTGTATTTAATGCGTAATATCCTGATGGACAATCGTACTCAAATAATGAGCCATTACCATTTGAACCTGCAGAAGTTATAGCTGTAGTACCAAAAAATCCATTGCCAAAGTTACAATCAGCTTGTGTTGCAGTATCATAAGTTCCAATACAAACATGCTGTCCCTGTGATGCTTTATCAGATGTAGCTGTCCAAGTTTTAACAGCACCAGTTTTTGATGCTCCACTTGTAGGGTCACCACTATTTTGCCATGTGCCATTAATTGCATAATAAAAAGCACCATTGTCGCTATCTAAAGCAAAAGATAAAATATCTCCTGCACTAAAAGTTCCATATAAAACACCTGAAGTTGAACCCTCATTAATTACTGCACCATCTGGTCTAATCATAATACTATCACTATTACTTCCACCACCATAACCAGAACCACCATTTTGTAGTCTAAAAATATTGGTACTATTTGTTTGAACAAAACCAAGTTTAGGATTACCTGCACCATTAATACCTGTTGCTTTAATTTCCCAATACCATTTACCTTTGTTGCCTGTGCCTAATGTACTGTAAGTTTCTCCATCATTTGTTCCTGTGTTTCCTTTAACTGTATTATTACCTTGAGTTAAATCATTATAAGAAGAAGTAACTAAAGAATTTAATGTAGCATAAACATTTGATGGTGTATCAAGTGCTTGTTTTAAATTTCCATTAACTGTAAATGTATTTGAATTACCAGAACTATCTGTACCCATAGCACCAGAGTTTTCAAATTTTAAATGAAAACCATTATTACCCCAAGTAATACCAGATGGTGATTTAAATTTCCAAATACCAGATGTAGAATCTGTTTCACCAAATGATGTTGGTGTTAGTTGTAGTCCATCAACAAATGCAGCATGACTTATATAACCATCCCAAAATGCGTATGCTGAACCAGTACCACTTCCTAAACAACCTATAGCAAATCTTCTTCCTGAAGTGTTAAATTCTAATACAGAATTTTGTGCAGGATAATTTGCTGTACTAAAAGAAGTTTCTTGCACACCATTAACATAAATTTTTACTCTGTTTGATGCTGTTGATTGTGTAGTATCCCAAGCTATTACTATATTATAAAATGCATTTGTATCTCTAAATTTTCTATTTGTTTGTAAAACTGTAGAATGTTGTTGACTATAAAAATATATAGTATCATCATAAAAGTTGCAATGACTTCTAGTTGAACTTACACCATTTGCCCAAGCACCAAAAGAACCATATTCTGTATTTGCACCAATCGCACTTCTTTTAATCCAATGACTTACTGTGCCTTTATTAGCATGAGTTGGTGTTCCTAATGTTCTATATAAATAACTGTTTGCCATAATATTATCCTAGTTAAACTGTCCAGAGTTATTAGC